GTCTACACACTGCATCGGGCAATGGTTCCACATGTTATGCAGAAAGTATATGTTATAATGACATCTTGACTATGAAGCCAAATAAAGAGCTAATGGCTACTGCGAGTGAGGTCGGTTTTGCCGAGATGCAAAAACAAGTGTTCAATCGAATGGAAATGCCAACTGAAAAGTCAGCTTTTCGATATGGGACATTTGAACATATTGAGTATCATGGGAAAATTCCTTCTAAAATTAATATTAATAAGCAAAGTAATATAAAGAAAACTAAATTGGCACCACATGTAGTACCAATACATGAAGACTGTTTTGAATATAAAATGCAAGATGAATATTGCAAGCCATTAGTACGAGGTAAAATGGTAGATGGAAATTGGATAGATCCACATCATTATCACTATAATAAATTGAACAATAATCCACCTCAATTAGATTTAAATTTAATGAATAAAACTGTAGTAGATGTTTCTGATAGGATCATTGATTTACTTAAAACAAATGGTATAAATAAATTATCGCCATTGCCCTTAATGAGTGCTATCAACGGTTCTGTCCAAGATGAATACTTAAAGAAAGTTAATTTGAAAACTAGTGCTGGTTTTGGATATATTGGAAAGAAAAGTGATCATATGGTACAATACGAAGATACTAGCAAGGCTGTCCCTATTGAATCACTGATAAAAGATGTAGTGGCTCTAACTAAGAGATATGCTTCTGGTAAGCGCTGTAAACCTGTCTTTAAAGGTTCTTTTAAGGAAGAACCAAGAACAGTTCAGAAAGTTCAAAAAGGTTCAACGAGAGTATTTGCAGGTACGCCATTGGATTTCCTTCTCGTATGCAGACAATATATGGGTACATTTGTTGCCTCTATGGTAGCGTGCGGAGAAGAAATAGGTGTTATGGTAGGTATAAATATGCATACTCAAGGCAATGATATTGTTGAACATGTGTGTAAATATGACGATCACTTTGAAACAGAAGTTATAGAAGGTGATTGGGGAGGTTATGACACCTCTAGGTCACTAGATTTGAGTCATATAGTATGCAGTGTGATATATCGAGTTCACAAGATACTTGGGTATAACGATGTTGCTCTATGTATATTACGTGGAATTTTGAGTGATTTGATG